ACAGACCCGACTACAGAGACTACCAAAGGAAGATGTTTCACCTATTCATGTACGCCTACAGCACAGAGGATGCGTTTTACAAACATAAGATTATCTACAGGGAAGATGCGGTAGTAAAGACAAAGTACTCAAACCAGGATGTCAAGAATGTGGTTGACGAAATGAACGAGATGGGTGTGGAGTACTTCGTTGAACCAAACGTAAACATCACGGTCAAGAAAGGAAAGCGCACCGTGCATGGAATAAACTTCGTGTCCGGGCGTCGTATCGCAAAGACAGCTATTGCTTGTTGTTTCTGCACTTGGGGGACGCTCAATATGCCCGACCAGACTTTCATCATCCAGGCGATGAACGAGGACCAGGCGGTAAACAAGATATTCATAAAACAAATTCAAACACCTGTAAGCAAACTTCCTTTCTTCTTTCGCCCATACTATCGCGGAAGAATAGAAGCAAAGGAGGGTTTGCGTTTTCAGTATGAAGGAGCAATCGCATCAGCAGCAAGGGCAGGAATTATCCCTGAACAAATGGAGTGCTTCATCACGCCGTTGCCTTCGACGGAGAAAGCGGCGGATGGTGAAGCGGAAATCGCTTTTGTCTACCGTGACGAGCCAGCGAAAAAAACGGATGCGAAGGCGGCGGACCAAAACATCCCGACGTGGTGGTACAACACGATGAAACCCGCCATCGAGCGCGGGGAAAACATCCGTGGGTTCTGCATCATGCCGTCAACAGTAGGTGACATGGACACAGGGGGTGGAGCGCAGTTCTTTGACATTGCCAATGATTCACACTTCTCTGACCGTAACGAGAACGGAACTACGCCGTCGGGACTCATCAACTTCTTCTTGCCGGGTTACTACGCGGTAGAGGGATACATCGACGAGGATGGGGCAAGTATTATCGACGACCCTAAGGAACCTGTAATGTCCAACGAGGGCAAATGGATAACCAAGGGAGCCAAGTCTTATCTTTTAAACCAAGCAGACTACTTCGAGCGTAAGCGCGAGTGGCAGAAGCTGATTAAGTTACAGCAGAACTTCCCAATGACCTGGAAGCAGGCGTTCGCTGTAATCCCTAAGGACATGGGTATGCCTATCGAGAAGATGCGTGACCGCATATCAGAACTTAAGTTTTCTCGAACACCAATTACAACAAAGGTTAACTTTAAGTGGGTTGGAGACAAGTTTGGTGGCGAGGTCTATGTTGAGAACGATCCTAGGGGAAGTTGGACTATGAGCTACCTTCCACCACACGAGATGAGAAATAGGAAGACTGTAGTTACAGCGGAAGAGGGTTATATTTCACCGAAAGACAAGGGCTTGATATATGCTCCCGATCCGTCTGTGATGAACAAGTTTTTCCTTTGCTGTGACCCGGTAAAGTTCCACAAGCGAAACACTGTAGGTAAAAAGAAATCAAACGCGGCAGCGGCGGTTTTCTACAAACGAGATAGTCAGGTAGATCCAGACACCAAGCCAAGAAATGAATGGGTAAGTAACGACTGGATTCTAATTTACAACAGACAGACTGAAGATAAAGCCGAGTACCACGAGGAGTGGTTAAAGGCGGCTATATTCCTTGGGGCATACGTTTACCCGGAATGGCCCGACGGTGAAGCCCTTGTCGAATACTTTAGAGATAACGGATTTGACGGATACCTTTTGAAGGACTTGGGATCAGACGGAAAGCAAGATTCAAGACCGGGGGTATGGGCGGGTGAAGCAGAGAAGAATGAGATGGCTGGAGACATCATGACATTCTTTAACAACAATGTTAAGTACGTGAAGATGTGGGAGATAGTCGAGGAGTGGAGTCAGATGAGAGGTCTTGACGACTTGACAAACCATGACTTGTGTGCAGCAACAGGTTGGTGCATGAGAGCCATAAAAAGCAGAATGCCAGACCTTTACAAGGAGGTTTATCAACCAATAGAGATAAAGGGTAGTTTTTCGTTTTTTGAAATAGATTGATTGTTTTCAATCATTTATGAGAAATTTTCATACATTTGTAGTTGTTTACTTAAATTTGTAAGATATGATACTGCCTCAATTGGCCGGCGGGGTTTTGTTCCCCGATGACAATATTCCCGAAGTTGACAAGTTGAAGCCAGACTTCGGTTTGCGATGCGGAAGGGCCTTATATTCTCGATACTGTTCGGGGGGCGCATATTTTTCTTTCAATCAGCTATCGGAGATGCAGGATACCCGGAACTATGGCTCCGGCATTCAAAATAATGAAAAGTATAAGAACTGGTTTTCAAACGGTTCGCCGATAGGAAACAAATCAACAGGGGGAGCGGAAGCGGGTCCATCTACAAGAGGGATGAGCAAGGCTCAGAGAAAGGCGATGGCTAACATCAGCTACGACATTTTCTCTCCAATGAAAAAACTGACCAATGTTCTTCTATCAATTCTTTCAGATAACGATTATAAACTTGACTGTGTTTCTCTTGATAAAAACGTCATTAATAAAAAGAAGCGCAGCAAGGATGATATATACGCTAAGGCGAATTTTACGAATCCGCTGATGCGCGAGCTTGGCCTTCCGGAGTTTAAACTTCCGTTTGTGCCAAAGGACGAGACTATGCTAGAAATGGCGGACCGTCTTGGTTTTTTCAAGACAAAGTATGAGGTTGCCCTAGAGAAACTAGCCGAGGCTGGTTTTCGTTCTTCTAACTGGTCTTCGATGCGTAACGAAATAAACCGTGACGCTATCGACTACCACTTCCGCGCGGCAAAGATTTACAACGACCCAATCACAGGCCAGGTCAAGGTTAAATACGTTGACCCTGCTCGTCTTGTAATGCTTTGGAACGAGGACAATGAAAACGATCCCGTAGCGATAGGCCACATTGAGATTGAAACAGTTCAATCTATATACCCCAAACTTATTGAGGCCGGCTTTGACGAAAAGCAAATCCAGGCCATGGCAAAGTCTTATGTTCCATATCAGACAGACGCGTCAATGATACCAGTTTGGGCGTTCGAGCGTAAGGATCAGACCACCAACCGCTGGGTATGGATGGACTTCAAGGTTTATGTTTTGAAGTTTGAATACCTTTCTACTGACTACAAACAATATGTAGAAAGAACAAACAAGCAGGGTTACGCTTCGTTCCTACGCAACAACAAGCCGGTAGACGAAAAGAAAAAGAATCCTAATGACACTTACGAAGAGGTAAGTTGTAACTATTGGTACGAAGGTTCATACATCATTTCAGGAACAGGACTTGACCGTATATACGAGTGGAGAAAGAAGCCAAACCAGATGCAAAAGGGCTTGACTCCGATGAGTTCTTATGTTATCGACCGAATCCAGGGCCAGTCTCCAACACGCAGCGTAAAGGGTTTGCTTGACGACTTGATGTTCGCTATGTTGAAGCTACGCGCAGCTGTTTGGGCTGCCGCTCCGAAGGGTTATCGAATAGACGTGGGTGAAGCCGCAAACATAAAGATTGGTGGAGTAGAATATGATTTGTTCGACCTTGTACACGTACACCGTCAGAATGGTATCCAGATTGTTGCCACCAAGTTCAACGCGGCAACCGGAAAGTATGTATCTCAGCCACTCCAAGAGATGGACACTGGTTTGGGACCACAGGGCGTAGAGTGGATACAGCAGATTGCCAACTTGCAGATGATGATTAAGGACACCATGGGTATTCCGGATGCAATGGCGGCTAGTCCCGACCAAAGTGCTGAGAGACTTGTCGGTGTTATGGAACAAGATTACCAGGCTGGCAACCACGCCAACTGGACCCTTCGCGATTCTGAGCGTGAGTTCAAGCGTAAGGTTGGAGAGCGCATCATTCACCAGGCACGTATAGATATCGAGTTTGACCCGAAGATTCGTGAGTTTTACGAAGCAGTGTTAGGCAAGAGCATGGTTGATTCCTTGGGAGATATCGAAGGACTTTCATTAGATCAACTTGCAATTAGCGTTAAGTCTATTCCAAATGAAAAGGAAAAGAGCGCAATACTTCAAAGGGCAATGCAGATGTCTCAAATACCAACCAAAGACGGTTCGGTTCTTCTTACGCCGTCAAGCGTAGAGCGCGTTGCTCAACTCCTTAAGAATGGAGACGTGGATGAGGCGCTTTGGTTTATGGCCACTGAGGAGACAGAAGCTCGTGAACGCGAACAGAAGAACGCCCAGATGATGATGCAGCAGAACATCCAGGGCCAACAGCAGTCTGCTATGCTGGCCGAGGAGGCCAAGCGTCAAACGGCTATGCAGCTTGCCCAAATCGAGATTATGAAGCAGCGTGAGATGGCCAACATGGAGCTTATGAAGGAGCAACAGCTCGCTAAGATTAAGGCAGACGCAAACTATCAAGTACAATTATTGAAGGGCAAGCAAGCCCTCGAAGAGATACAGCTTGAGGCAAGCCTTGAGGCTGAGTTAGGAAACGAAATAACAGGAAGAGTATAAAACATATGGAAAACACAGAAATGAACAATCAAGAGGAGATTATTGAAACACAAGAAATCTCACAAGAAACAATCGAGAACCAAGAAACAAGCGAAGCCCCATCCACGTGGTATGGCTCGTTTGGTTTTGAGACTGAAGACGACTTCCGTTCTCAGTTTGAGGAATTAAAGAGTTACAAGGAACGCGCAGAGTACATTGCTAGTAAAGAAGTTGAGATTAACGAAGGTCTCGCCTTGTTGCAAGAAGCTGACGATCCATTTGGCGGAAACGAAGAGGCGCGTACACTCGTTGCGTTTGGTAAGAAGGGTATTAGCCCATCTATCGCCAATCAGATCGTGTCTTCAAACCCGGACTCCTTGATGGAAGATCCGCTAAAGGCATTAGTTATCGCCGAGGCGGTAAAGAACCCAGACAAATTCAAGCGACTTGGCCACTCAACTATTGAGGAGGCCATTCGTGAAAAGTATAACTTAGGTGAAGGCGACTATTACGCCACAGCTCTTTTAAAGTCTGACGCTATAGATGCTATAGAAATAATTGAAAAGACTAAGAAAGATGTTGAAACTGTTAAAAATCCTTTTACCTTTGCAAAAGAGCTAAAGAGC